AATGTAGATTTAATTTGCTCTGGAGCAAAAACACCCAAATTCTTTACTCCTTCTTCCTTTACATATACCCCATCAAATCCTGATTTTTTGATAGCATCCATAATTGTTCTATCTTCAATCCTAGACCATAATCCTTGTTTTACTTCTTTAATTGCATTTGGTGTAAGACCAGCTTTTATTGCAATAGTATTAACGTGGCTTTTATTTTCAAAATCAAAAGGATTCACAGATTTAACATAAGCAGGTATTACATTTGGAGATTCTCCTACTGCCACAGAATATTCTTCACCTGCATATTTATTTGCAAATTTTGGAGATGGCGTTAAGAAATGCACACCCCTTCTGTTTTCTTGAAATGCCTCAAAATCTTTTCCAGTGCCGTGATACATTTTTAATGGATCGTTTCCTTCTGTTAATACCTTGCTTTCTCCAAACCATTTATTAAAGTTTTCATTTTTTGGAATTCCAGTAGTCTTTATATTACCTACAAACCCTAATGCCATATCCTGCTGTTGCTGATCTATGTACTGTTTAGCTGCTGCTTGTTCCTGAGATACTGGTAATCCACGATAAGCGTTACGCTCTGCCTGTAAAGCTAAACTTGACAATCTGTTGTACTCTGCTGCATCTTGGTTCAGTCCTGACATATATTGCTTAGGATTAGACATAAGCAAGCCAACATTACCTTTAGTCTCTTGGTATTGGTTCTTTATGGCTTGTAAAGCGTTATCCAGTAGTCCCATAATATTCCTCGTACTTATCTGGACGATTAGTCCGTATCCATTCTCTCGGTTCCTCGTGGCACTTCTGGAAGTCTGTTCCTACCGTCTGACTACCTGCGTGATGGACATAAGACCTGCTCACAAAATGCCTGAACCCTGCTTTAGATAGATCATCGCAAATAATGTTATCAGAATACCAATTAGTGCTAGGGAATCTTGCTGTCTCATACGCCTGTTTACTTACGTAAGCGAAAATAGGCGCAATGACCCCTACTTCTTTGATGTGATCTTCTGATTCGTATTTTAACCCAATGACATTATCATTAGCGCAATAACTACGAATATTTTGATCCCAAAGTACATAGTCACTTCTAGCTCCTACAAAGCCTATCTTTTGTGAATGAATTTTCAATAGCTTTACATCTTCGTTTAGCTTTAGATAAGTAGTTGGTGTTATGACAACATCGTCATTGGCTATGATGATCTCTTTGTAGCCATCGTAGAACGCCTTAGACATTGCTGCGTTATAAGCATCGCCAAAGTTTGTAGCTACGTTGTATATCCATGTGTGTACAAGTTCAGCGTCCTCAGTATTTTTACTGGATAAATATACAGGTATGTACGGACAATAAGCCTCTAGGCTTGCTAACAGGACTTTGAGTCCTACGTTTCCTGTGGAACAAATGACGATAGCTTGCAATGTTAATCCTTATAGGTTGTTGGTCGACGGTTGTTCTATTAAGGCTGCGGCTGTCCCGCTTGTACCACCAACAAGTCTGAGAACTAGGGCAAGGATTCCCATCGCTTGATTGCCGTGTCAAACACAACTTCCTAATTCTCAGGCTTTTTAGTGATTCCCCAAAAGTAAAGATCAGCCGGACTATCGCACGTTGAGAATTCGTACTCTACAAACTTGCTCATATCGCAGTTAGATATGATGTCATCACCGCATAAATTGCGGTAATAATCACCGCAAAATGGCGCATCAGCTCTGCTTGTCCTGCTTGTTCCGTGTTCTGGTCTACCAGTAGTAGCGCAAGTCATAATAACCAAGCCGTTACACATCCTAGCCATATTATTGAATGTTGCTACCCACTCAGGGTTATGCTCAAAGCACTCGCAACTTGCTACTACGTCAAATCCATCGTCAGGAAAGGTTAGTTCCTCTCCCTTAGCAACCAGATCAACTCCCTTACCTTCGCCTAAGTCAACGCCAATGTACGTACAACCTTCAAAGAACTGACGTATTGAGCCGTTAATGTCTAAGCTGCCAATCTCCAAAACTCTTTTACCGCTAAAGTATTCTGGGAACTTTGCTTTAACACTAGCTACAAAATCTAATTGACTCTGGTGGCTCAATCTTCCATTCCTTCTTCTTCACGATCCTTGTTTGAATCGTACTTAGCCATTTTGACCATATCTTTTTGCTTGCGAGTCATAACGCCAGTTATAGGACCACCAACTAACCACGCTGAACAGGTACGATCTGCAGCACACTTGAACTCGAAAAGCTCACAGTATCCAAGTTCTGCGCTATCAACCACTTCTGGTGCATACGTCTCATTATCTGATTCTTCACCCTGAATACCGTCAACGATACACTTCATCATCTCAGGAGTCTGGATAAATGCAGAACAGTTACCGCAACGCATGGTCTGAGCATTTTTAGAAGTCGTATTCCATTCATCAGCTCGTTTATTCCAGAAGTCCTCTGGTGACTCAGGATTAGCAGGGCCATACCCTACGTTCTTAAACGCCCAATCACGATTCTTTAGGTTTAGCTGTATATCAGAGCATACTTTAGGACACGTTTTCATTTCTTTTTCTTCATCTTCATACCAGCTTCAGACATAGCGATAGCAACCGCTTGCTTCTGTGACTTGACTACAGGGCCACCCTTACCTGAGTGAAGCTCACCTTTGCCAAATTCTTTCATTACTTTACTAACCTTCTTAGCTGCTTTGGTTTTTTTCATCATTTAGTATCCCCTGTACAATTTCCAAAAGTTCCCACTGAGTTCCGTATTTACGTTCCCAAGCCTTGCGACCCATTCCATGTATTCCGTCATTGCCTCTGTGATGCAAAGGACATAAAGGTAAGGTATTAGCGTGACTATTTCGTACTCCTAAACCTAATCCTACATCTCGAATATGATGGATTTCACACGGTGTTTGTGGGTATCCGTTCCTATAACAGATTATACAACCTATGTCTGCTACTTTCGATAAATATTCTCTCTCAGCTTTTTTCAATTCGACTGATCTCCCTGTTTATGTACCAGATAGCTTTCTTTAAATCCTCAGCCATATCTAGCTTGTATCCTGCTCTTGATATGTACTTAACAGCATTACCGAGATTGTAGTTAAGTCCTTTCGCTTCAATAAAGTCGATAGTCTCAATACCACCTCGTGTGTAATGAACTGGGCTATTTATGTTATCTGTTGTCATTTAGTTAATTTCCTAACCTTCTGATACGATATATTTACAGCTTGGGGCTGTGTTTATTTGGAGAAAATTATGGTAACGATTACTGTTGGCGATGTTGTTGTTTACGTAGAATCCGATGAAGTTGAGTTTGCTGATGATGACTTTGAGTACGATGAAGAAGGAATAGCATGGTCTTTCGATGAAGAAGAAGAAATTTGGTACTGGTACTGTGAAGAAGATGACGAATGGTACGTTGACGAGTTCGATTACTTTGAAGATGAAATCTAAGTAGTAACCTTCTCAAGGAACCGATTAGAAGCCTCCTGAGTCCGAAATACGTCAATCCTTGCCTGAGCCGCTATGAGCATCCATCGTAGCGTCTCAGCTCTTTCTACTGCCTCCCTAAGCCCATCTAATACTGCCTGATACTCTGGATGAGCATAGGCATCAGCTTCTTTCTCTGCCATTGTATTCTTCATGCTATTTTGGAAACATAATGCTTTCTTGGTTTTCCTAAATTCCGTAAGGTAAGAAACATCAGCCTTAGCCTTAGCGTATTCCTTAGAATGTTTGATTATGTAATCGATGGCTGCGTGCGGATCAGTCATTAATAACCATCCTTTCAACATTTTTATGTTGCAACAATGTAGTTAAAACAATTGCATCAGACAAACTAGATGAAAATATAAAGCTATATTCTTCATTTTCTGTAAATGCCGCTACTAAACTTGTAATTACGCCTTGATCTGCCAAATCAGCTAACTTACGTAATTCATTTGATAAGTCACTAGCCGCACGTTTACCAAATTTAACTTCTTTTATATTACTCATTTGCCTTCCTTCAGTAATTTCTTAATAGTCTCTACAGCGTTCTCAGGACTTGTGACTACATCTACCTGTCCTTGCCAGTTGTAGTGCCAAATAACTTGATCTGGTGTTAACTTCCATGTCTTTTTACCGTCTTTGACCTCAAGTAGGAAATTCTGCTTAGTGTTATATCCGCTAACTCCTACCAATAAATCAGGACAACCCTTTCCAATAGCGTGTAGATGCGTAACAGTCCAACCCTCAGCTCGCAATGCTTTGACGACTTGTGCTTGATTATCGTCCACTCTCTTATACGTCACGCCAATCTCCTTTAATCCCACGATTTCCACGAACCCACTGCTCTTTGCAGTCCTTCTCTAGTTTATCTGCTGCGTTATCTCCTCGCATCTTACGGACTAACATTAGATAACCAGATGACTTGTTTCTGTCCTGCGCTCTCCATCGTAATACCTGTGTGACTTCGTGGCGATGTCTTTCTTCCTCAAAAAACTCGTTCATCCTCTAAACCTACCTTTGTTATCAAAGTCCATAGTCGCACCACCGAAAGTATCTATAAACTGCTGGCTACCTGAATGATAGTAAAGTCCGTAACTTTCCTGAGCCTCACCATTACGCTGTTTTTCGCACATCAGATAAGCGTCAGGTAAATCTTCCTCGTACTTTTCACCATTACGTCTACGGTTTTCTTTCTGCTTATTGCGCCACATGATGAATACGTTATCAACCTGATCTGTAATAGCTCCAGTACCTTTAATGTCGTTCTTGCCAGGCTGTATTTCCTCAGACTGCAACTTGCGGATATGGTGGATTAAATGAACGTGGACGTTATGATCCCTTGCTAATGCGGTTAGTTCATCAACAAAGTATTTTTGCTCGTTGTAATTATCCTCAGCATTACAAACTTTCATAACTGAGTCAATAAAAATATGCTCGATCTTTAGCTCTACAGCGCAGTACCTAGCCATCGCTATAGTCTGCTGTGGAGTTGTTGAACCCTGCTGATCGTAGATATACAGATGCTCACCTGCAAACTGATTAAACCTATGAGTTAATTCTGTAATGTACTTTGCTTTATCGTTAGTTAGCGGATCATTAATATGCTCACCTGCAAACTGTCTAAGCATCCTGTGAATCGTACTTGTTGGTTTCATCTCAAATGACGCTATTACGCACTTACGTTTCTGCTTAATCAAGTGCAAAGCTATCTGACCAGTTATCAAAGACTTACCACCGCCATTACCACCAGCGTATAGAGTCACCTCGCCCAACCTAAAAGCAAAGTCACCATGTGTCTTAGTAAATGGCATCGTTGCATTATCATTAACTGGTGGATTAATGTAGTTATCTTTAATCTCGTCCAACCAATCAGATACAGGACGAACCTTCTGACCTACGTCCATGTTCTTTAGGTACTTATCTACGTCAATATCACTAGCTTTAACGATACGAGCTTTACGTACTTCATCAAGTTGGATAGCTACTTTTTCTATGTTTGAAATCATTTGATACTCCTTACTGCTTCCAGTATTCTTTCGTGTGCTTGTTTTAACCGTGATCTATCATTATCGGATAACTGCTTTCCATTAGCTAGATCGTTAGCAGCAATTATTACTATCGTTGACTCGAACTCGATTAACTTTAGTAAATCAGTTGCGTAAAAAGCATTTTTAACTTTAGGCTTGTAATGATCGTTAGAATCAGGAAACAAGTCAGTCATATCCATACCGATAGCACCGACTATTGCCTGTACTGAGCATCCACCAAAGCACTTCAATAGTATTCGACCATCTTCTACTTCTCTTATCGCTAAGGACGGACTACGATCCTCATGAGCAGGACAACAAGCAGTCCAATGACCATTACGACCAGTTACTTTCTTTAGATTGTTAAGTAAGTTTTCTAAGCTCATTTAGCACCCCTCAACCAACCGTCAAATCCTTGTTTATTTATTACGTTAAGGGTATTAGGTTTTGGTTCGTAAATATCAACCCAGTTGTTAGCGATACTTGTATTCATCGCTAGTATTGGATCGTGACCGTTATCTTTAATCTTTTGTAACTTAGATAACATTAGATGTTTAGCTTTCTCAGTCATTGGTTTCTTGATGAATTTCCTAAACTCAACAAAGTCTTTCCAATGTGTTTCAGAAAGCCAAGCAGGTAGTTCTAAAGTTGGCTCTTGTTTCTTGTTTATTGTTTCTTGTTTATTGTTTAGGATCTGAGTCGTATCTGATTTCAGATGCCTTTCAGAACCCCATCGTATCTGATTCGCTTTACGTGCGCTATCCGCTTTGCTCTGATAAGCCTTGATTTCAGAATCCGCACGCTTGTTATGCCAGCTATTATCGTCAGCATTAAACTCAAAAAACTCATGCAAAATAAGCATTACAGTTTCTTCATTTGATTTAACTTTTCTGGCTACTTTATGTAAGTCTGCAACATCAAAAGACTTCTCAGTTTGATAATACAAGTCTAGTAATCTTCTGTAAGTTAAGTCCTCATCATTAGTTAAATGAGCTGTATGACTTACATAATCACCGATATTGAATTGATAATAGTGCATAGCTTTTTCCAATAAAAAAAGCCTTAAACGAGACTCTCACCATTACTGGCGTTGGCAGACTGGTGAGTAACCAGCAGAGTCCCATTTAAGGCTTACTCGTTCATGTGCTGCCAAGCACACACCTACTATACCGTTTTCTGTCTTATCCTGCAAGTCCTGCAAATCTCACTAGTCTTAAACTGGTTAATTGACCTGCTACGCTTGCAAGCCGGACATAACTTCGTTGAGAACTGATAAGTCGTTTCCTGCTTCTTCTTTTGCTCCATTTGCTAATCCTATATGGCAGAACTCTCGTAACGGTTGACCTCTTGGTGATACTTTAGGCAAATAATACTTAGGCGATAACGGTGTGAATGGCTTAGGCTCACGAGGTTTAACGTACTCAACCTCATCGAGTTTCAGCGCATTTTTTAGTCTCGGACTAGGACTATAGCTTCCGTTGTATTTTCTAAGCAAGCCTTCCTTACACATATCGTCAAACTCACAGCGCATATTTGCAGGATACTGGAAAGTCATCATTCCGTATTCCTCAATGTACTGTTCCGTATTTAACGGGTAATTCTTTAGGAAATTGATGCAAATTTGATACTTCCTAGTGTGTTCTTTAGGAATCTCCTGAAAAATATCACCCATTTTCTTTCTCCAGATTCTTACGTTTACGCCATAACGAGTTAGTTTTTTCTAGCTGTTCTTTAAATTCCTTAGTTTTCTCACGTATCTCGTCTAAACGATCTTCACGCTCGTTATATTCACGCTCAAACTCTCTGAACCATATTGGATCACGCATCTCCATCTCCTATAACATTAATAAAATAGTAACTGTAACACCTAACGATACAGCTAGTAATACGCCTAACGATACTCCTGCTACTGCAAATTTAATCATCATCACCTCCAATGAACGGATAGCTTGCCATACTTTTTATGTTTATGCTTATAAATTATTTCTATTGATTTCTATGTTTCTATTAATAAATAGTTGTTGACCATGTTTACTGAAAGAACTATGATTCATCCATCGACAACAACTTTTCTTCTGGAGGTTTCATGTTTTCTCTAAACCAAATCGTTCGTGGCAAGTTTGCTGGTGTTTTTGTAATTATGGGTTTTACCCAAATTGGTGGCGAACAAGCTGCTTACCTAAAGG